TGGCGCAAGCTTGCTGATGTAAGGGTTATCACGCCAAAGCATCATGTAGTTGTCCATCATTGGGGATTGAGAAGCGTAATACTGCTCTTCGGCTTTTAAATAATCTGTATCGCCAACCAATTTTGCTTTTTCGGAAAACGGAGTTCCACGGATCAGTCTGGCTTCTTGAGATTCGGTAAGTCCGGCAACCGCAATACGTTGCTTGAACTTCTGGTCCAGCTCGTTTCTGGCGGCACGCATCTTGTCCTCGGCCTCAGTAAATTTGGCATATCGCTCCGGCATTCCCTGAATGTCGCCAGCCCTGTAGGCTGCAATAACCTCGTCAGAAGATGTCTCCCAAGCCTTGGCCATAGGAGATTGGCCCATACCTTCCTCGGGAAATCCAGCTTTCCTGCGCTGCTTTTTGACATTTTCAGCACGGCGCAATTGCGGGCCACTTTCCGGCTCATGTAGGTACTCATCTAAAAGCGCAGGCTTGTGCGTGATACCCTGCTCGGCCAACTTGCGCACCGGGTCATCCGGCGTGCCCATCTGTTTCTTGACGTAGTTGGTCAGGTTGCTGTCAACCCACTTGTTAAGGACTTGATTATTTGCATAAAAAGGGTCAGCCATGAGAGACTGAAGTTCTTCTTGCGTCATTGGTCGCCCATACTCTGGGCCAACAGTTTGATTTTGCTCATTGATATGAGTCAACCTTGGTTCAGTTCGCCCCTTTAAAGGCTGCAGGTCCTTCTCAACCCGCCCGGTCAGGAAGTTCCCTCCCGTTGGCTTGACGACGTTGGCAGCAGGCTGACCAGCAGCTCGGCCAAAGTCCTTGCCTGCCTTGTAGACGGCTTGCGGTAGGCCACCAACGAGGCGTATGGGCGCTCCGGGGCCCATGTAGAAGCCTCCCGCTAGTGTCCCTAGCCCGGACGCCGCTCGCCCGGCAGGCGTGTCGGATCGCAGGGGCAAGCGCTTCTCAATGTCTTCGGACGTCGGGAGCACTGTGCGTTCGTCCAAGCCGGGCAGCATGCGGACTAGCGACTCAATGTCGCCGGGGGCTCCAAGGACGCCGGAGGCCACGCCACGGACAAAGTCTATTGGCATGTTGGCGGCGGCCCGGCGGTCGTTCTGACTCTCCGGCCTGCGCCCGGCCGATCGGTAGCGCGGGGGGCTGAACTCGTCCAGCGGGTCACCGCCGCCAGCCATATGGACATCGCCACCAGCGGCAAACTTTTTGACCTTGGCGTGCCAGACATGCTCCCGGCCCTTGTACTGGAGGGGAACCCCACCACCGGCCGCGTGCCACTCCTGCAATGACTGCTTCTTGGATTCGATCGGCTTCAGATCCGGCCTCTTCATCAGCTTGAGCGGGGCGATTTTAGGGAGTTGCATTCTCAGGGCCTTTCGCGGGAATGCCGCCATCATAAACGCTGGAGTCTGTCAAGTCCATTGCTACACCCAGCCCTTAAAGTCTTTGACGTGCTGCGGCATCTCGCGGTACCCACGGCAGTGCTCAAGGAAATGCGCCACCAGATCAGGGATCAGCTTGTCAACGTAGGGGGCAGCTTGGCACCAGATGTTGAGCAGTTTCTGTTGGCCATTGGTCAACCCATGATCATCACTGATTAGATCTAACCACTCTCTAGTTATCTGCATGTAGGCCTCTGGTGGTGAAGGTTTGAGCAAAGCGTAGCCTTACCGTGGTCAAGACCAAAGTTCGCTCTACGCCTCGACGATCCTCTGTATGGAGCCAGTCGTCGCTTACGTTATCCCAGACTTGTTTCAACCGCCCGGCTCTAGGAATTCGCCCACCGCCCCTGCTATGGCTTGCTCGTGTCACAGGGTTATTTAAGACTCCACCACCGACGTACCGCATGGTGTCCGAGTCGCCGTCGTGAACGCAAAAAGCCGTTACTACTGCACTGGGTCGTGCCCTCCAAACGGAGGCCAGTGCATGAGTAACGGCTTTCAACTGCTGCGCACGACCGCAACAAACAAACTCTACCACAGCTTGGTCAGACTGCATAGGGGTTGACTCGTTTTTGTTTGCCGCTGTCGGCAAAGTCGTCCTCGTCCCAGTCCTCGTTGGGCGGTGGGTAGATCTCCAGCCACCCGGCATCCCGCAGGTAGCGCAGGGCCTGCGTACAGTTGTGGACCAGTATCCCGTTGGCGTAGTAGCAGTGCTCACCCTCCACCGTCAGGTCGAACACATGACGCATGGTATGGGTGTTCGTAACTTGTCTTACCAAGGCGGTGCTTTGATTCGGCGTTTTGGCAAGTGGGGGAGCAGAACTTCTTTCGCTCAGGAACCTTGGCAATACCGTCAAAACCGCACCAAATGCATTTGTAAGGGGCTGGGTAGTACGACTTAGGCTTTCCCCAAGTCTTTGCCAAAGAGGTCTTTGCGTGTTCTCTGTGCCAAGCCCGTCCCTCGTCTGATCGGTGCCATTCGGCTGCGCTGACGCGGATCCGGCTGAGGTGCTCAAGCTGCTCTGGCCGCCTGCTGCGCTCAGATGCCTGCGCCCGGTGCTCGTCCCAATGCTGCTTGCTTGTGACGCAGGCCAAGTTGCCGATGTCGTTGTTGGCCGTGTTGCCGTCAATGTGGTGGACGTGCATGCCCGCAGGGATTGGCCCGTTGTGGTGCTTCCACACGTCGCGGTGAAGCCGGTGGCCAGCCCTTGCAAAGTATCGGCGGTGCGCCGGGTTATCGCTCTCAGGGTAGCGGTTATACCTGCGACCGTTGAAGACCACCGACTCGACAACAGCGCCACTTGATTTGAAAGCCATGATGCATCCTTGTAAAGGTATACATTATGGATTGATTGACTCAAGCAGTCAACACGCATCCAGCCGTCTTGGGTCATCACTTGGTGCTCTGCCGTGGCCAGCAGGCCGTTGACGTTCCAAACTTCCTTGAGCCCGTTGTCATGCACAGCAGTCACTCGCCTCGGACCGGCAGGGGTCATCACCATGTCACCCACCTGCACGTCCTTGATCAGCTTCACGCCCTTGGCCATTTGCACCTGAGTCAAGCTATCAACACATGCGTCCACCAAATCATCATGAGTCGTCTCAGGGAACGAGCAGATCTGGCTGACGAAGCCCTCTGCCCAGTCCTTGACGTAGCCCTTGCGGTGGTCGGACTCAGGAATCCACACCCGGCCCCGGGCGATGATGTTGGACACAATGTTCAGGCGCTGGAGCTTGTCGGCCCTGCCGGGGTTGTACGCCCGAACCGGCAGGTGAGCCCGCTGGAGGTCTTGGATCAGGGAGATCCCGGCGCTCTTGTCCTCGATCAGCAGCAGGTCAACCCGCTTGCGGTCCTTGCCCTCTCCGAAGACGGTCTCGTACTCCTCAATGACCTTGGGGCGCAGGTCGGGGTACATCATCCTCTCCTGCCAGCAGTCAATGACCATGACGCTCATAGGGGAATCCTGTGGCTTGAAAACGCCGAAGGTGATGCAGGCCGTCGGGTCGTTCTGCGCCTTCTCTGAGGTCGCCACGTCGTAGCTCTGCAGGATGTACTCGAACTTGGGGAACGCCCGCCCGGCAGGCCAGAGCTTGAACATGTCCCTTTTGACGATCCCACTTGCCTCCGGGTCAATAATCTCGGCGTAGATCTCCTGCCGCCCAAGAGTCGTGCCCTCGTAGCTCAGGATCTGTTTGCGGAAATTCTCGCTCAGGTTGGCCAGATTGGTGTAGGTTGAAGCGGTGGTCATCACGACGTCGTCACCCTCCCGGCCCATCAGCTCAATGATCAGATCCTTCGGTCGTGGGGTGGTGGTGCAGATCATCCGGGTGCGCTTGCCGAGCCGCATGCCGAACTGGATCTGGTCCCACGCCTCTTGTATATAGTCCCATGCCGCGAGCTCATCGCACCATCCACCGTGGAATTGTGGACCCCGGAAGCGCTCAGGCTCCGACGCTGGGATGCCTTTGATCAGGCTGCCGTTAATCAGGCGCAGCTCGTGCGCCGTCTTGTTGTAGTCAGCCACCAAGGCCTTGGGGATGATGGTCATCAGGCCGGAGTCACCCTCAAAGCAGGTTCCCCGGACGTCGGCCGAGGTGGGAGCGGCCACCAGCCAGCGGGTGCCGGGCTGCTCGTAAGCCCACCAAGCGATCTGCTCGGCTGCCGTGCGGGTCTTCCCGGCTCCACGTCCGGCCAGCATCAGCCAGATAGACCACCAGTCGCCCGGCGGCAGGATCTGATGGGTATGCTGGGTACTGAACCATGACATGCGCCAAGCCCACGCCAGACGGTACTCGGGGCTGGCAGCAGCTAGATGCCTCTTGACCTCTGGGTCAGAGACGATCGCCGCGATGTCATTCATTCGCCGCGACTTGCCGTTTGAGCTCCGCGTTTTTCATAATGGCGGCCAAGAAGTTGTCGGCCTCCACCTGAGCCTCGATCTGGATCGGGTTGCCGGGGTCACCGCCCATCTGGATTTTGGTGCCATACTTCTTAGGGTTCCAGCAGGCCAGCAGCTTGAGCCGCGTCTCGATCTGGAGCTTGCGGTGGCCAAGCATGTCCTCCTCGGTCACCGTCATGCTGTCCTCATCATCCTCAGCGCCAGAGCTGTAGACCTTTTTCTTGCCAATGTGCGGGGTGTTAGAAATGTGCAGCGCCTCTTCCGCCATGGCGTCACAACCCTCCTCCCGTGCGCGTGCGAATTGTAAAGCGAGGGTCTCGTCGCCATGAACCCAATCGTAGACAGCCTGTCGCGTTGGCATTCCCTCATCCCTGCAGATCTGCAGTAACGACTCTCCCAAGCTGATGCGGCGGAAGATCTCTGTTATCAGCTCTGGGGTGTACTTGCCTGTCTTCTTTGGGGCTTTGGAGACGTTTTTCTGTGCTGCAGCACCCTTGGCCTTAGTTTTAGGCTTCGGGGCTGCTGTAGATCGTTTTGATGGCTTTGCGGCGGTTTCTGGCATGACCTTATTCCTCGTCCGTTAGATTGGGCGATGGTATCAGTTTCCCGGGGATTCGCTCTCTTCGATCAACTCTGCTTGATCTGGGGCCTTGTACTGTTCAATTTTGGCTCCAGCCGTAAGCTGCTTGACAAGGTCGTCTTGAGTTGCAACTCGGACCACAAACGTGCTGTTTGCAACGTGACTCAGGGCCTGCTGGCGCAGGT